CAATAACCGAGTCCAACCATCGAGTTTTGTTCGCTTCTTCTTAGAGATTAATCTAGGAAGAAGAAACTCTTTGCGTTGGTACCGTCTGCTAGTCTTCGATCTGAAATACCTAGAGTTATACTCTATGGCATCGTCAGGCGAAGAAACGACTCTACATGGATAAGACGAGAAAACAGTCCCATACGGTACCTTACCGTAGGCTTGCTCAATCATCTTAAACATGAGGTCGCTACATTCCACATATTGAGCAGCAAATAGGGCATTTGCTGTTTCAATATATGAAACGTAGGCAGAACCGTCTGTCTTGCGTCCGCTCCAAAGCGTTCTCAATCGAATTGGTGTGACTTGAATGCCTTTAAAGGCATCCATACCACACGATTCTCTGAAGAACCCTTGGATACAGCACTTAGAAAAGTTGACTTTTAAGCCAAACATTTCAAGTGACTGAATGCTAAGCGTAGCCCATTCGTGGGGGACAATTATGTCATCCCCATAAACGAAAATACGCTTTCCCACATCTCGCCGTCTTAACTTTAGGTGGCGACTAATCGATGCGACAAGTAGAACCCAGAAGCATGCAGCCTCAACGGGAAAGCACAACGCTGACCCCATCGGTGCAAACTTCCGGAATTCAACAACTCTACCGTCAGGTAAGAGTGTCGCACTCGTTCTACATGCCTTTAGTGCTCGAAGAAGAGTCGGTGTTCTTTTGAACATTGACTCGACGAGTTCCAAAGACACGCGGTCCGATGCATCTTTCAGATCAATTGTAGCATATGCACCATCGATTGAACTCGACAGGGCTATGGTCCTATTGACTGATTGATCCAAGAAGTTGATCTGACCCTTAGTCACACGATGTGACTCAAGGTGAGAAACAATCTTCCGCCCAAGACCTTGCTGTATCCACTGGTATTCCAGTGGTTCGCAGGAAATGAGTCGCGGGCCTCGAGAATCCTTCGGGACAGGAATGACCTTAGCACGACCTTGATCAAGTCGTTCTAAAGCCATATACCATCCCTTACGGTCGACTAGTTCAGAGCCACCTCCAGCTACGAAATAATCGTAGTATGGAAACGTCTGATGAATTTGGTTATACAAGCGAGAGAATTCCCACTTGTCATCACCTCTTTCACCAGTCGCGACAGCGCCTGGACCGTGACGCGGAACAATATCTAAGGGATTAAATTCCTTAAATATGTCCTCAACGATAAAGGAAGCTACCTCTAGAATTCTAGAGGATTCCTCATCGTGAGACAAACCGAGAGTCTCATCTACGTGAACAAACTCATCAAGACTTGATGAAATTTGAGCCGTAGTAAATGGGACTTCAAGTTTGTACGCGAAAAACAGAACCTGTCGCAGGTGTTTAACCGCGAGAGGATCTGAGTCGTCCAAGATAGTGCCAGAAGCATCGAAAACCAAGTTAAAGTAGGCCTGCAAAAATGCGGGTATACTATGGTTCGAGTGGGATCGTAAGAACCCATCAGGAATCAAGAACTTGGCCGATGTCAATCCCTGGTCTAAGGCTTTACCAAGTTTTGGTAAAATCTTAGTAAGGAAAGACAACCCTTCATGTCGAGCGCGATGACGCAAAGTTTGCACATCGCGATCTAGTGAAGCTTTTGATGCTGCACTTAGTGGATCGCATCGGAGCAATTGCTCCAACAGGTCAACATAAAAGTCGACTTGGCTTTTCATGGGTTCCATAACTGGGACTCCAATCCAAGGTCAGTCTTCTGTCATGTAACCACTTTGCCGAATATTTTATATATCAGGCGCAGTAGTGTATAGGCAATTGACATTAGTTTGAAAACTACTGTCAAAAGCTTAGTAACTCGTCGGAGAGGTTCTTCGATATGTTTCATAAACAAATCGAAGTTAGGATAACGTGCGCGATATGCTTCTACAAGAAACATACCACGCGAGTTAGGCTTCACCTCTACCGAGTTGTGTGAGAGCGGTAATACCTGCCATCCCACTGCCGGTGAAACCACCGTCAGAGATGAGGTCTATCAAGTTAGCGACTAAGTCGTTAACTATGGTAGCGGTAATAACGCTTGCTTGAGGAATGCTCATTGTGAAATTAATCACAGCAGTCCTAGGCACATTTTCGGAATCCTGTACAGTTCGAGAGAATTGTACAAGATGACGATCGATCGCATTAACACCAGCGCCAG